ATTAGAAGTTACAGGCAAAATTACATTTGTTATGGAAGATGACTCACAGTTGCTTAACTTCCTTAACAACTCACAGCCTGCACTTGTATTTAACTGGGCTTATGGTACTGGCGCTTCTGCGGTTCAGATCCAGGCAACTCTTACTAAGGGCGCTTACACCACTGGTGTAATTGAACGCGGTGAAGATTTTGTACAGGTATCTGTTGATTTCAATGCGCAAGCAAACACAACTGATGATGGCGCTTCAGGAGGATTTGCTCCTATCAAGTGGGTAATTCAGAACGCAAAGCCATCAGGTACATACGCATAAAGTAGATCAGGGCGGCGGTGTGGTTGAGGGCGATTGCCTTCCCGCTCTCCCACACCGCTTGCTCTCTTTTAGTATGCTTTAGGAAGGCAAACCCAACATAGGAGGCAACATGTCTAAAGAAGTAACACTGCCATCAGGCGCAAAAGTAACACTTAAAGATCCATCAACTTTGCGTGTAAAAGATCGCAAAAATGTAATGCGTAGCGCAGACAATGCGGTAGGCGGAGATCTTACAAAGGCACTTGCATTAGGTGATGCACTTATTGCTATGCTTGTTGAGTCATGGACATTTGATTTAATTCCACCATCAGTCAAACTTGAGTCATTAGATGAATTAACAATGGCTGATTATGACGCTTTGGTAGAACATACAAAAGACGCGCAAAAGTATCTGTTCCCTAACCTGGCTGAAACGCCACAGACAGAGGCAGACCCAAAAGCGGGTGGCGAGAACTCCAACGCCTAAAATGGTTACTCAAAGGTGGGGAAAGGCATGAAGCCTTTTCTTATCCTGATGAGCATTGGTATTACTACCAAATGGCAGAGCGGTTTGGTTGGACACCTGAACAGGTAGATAATTTGCCCGCTAGTACAGCGGATTGGTTAATAGCAATTGCTAGAACCGTAGATGAGGTGAAAACAGAAAGGTTACAAGATGGCTGAAATTGTTATCAAAAACCTTCAAGAAGTTCTTGCTGCAATTGATGGATCTGCAACAAAAATTGAACAAGGCGCACAAATAGGAATTATGCGCGTTGGCCTTGCTGTTGAACGCCAGGCAAAATTAAACTTTCAAGGTACACGCACTTATGAAAAGCGTGTAAGTAAAAAAACTGGTAGGCCCTGGTTAAAAATCACTCCACCAAAACATGTTGGTGGATCAGGGCCTAACACGGTTACAGGTAATCTTAAAAGATCTATTAAAACTACTTATCGTGTTGGTTTAGGTACTTACATTGCTGAAGTTGGGCCAACAATGATCTACGCCCGTCAGGTAGAAAAGGGCGGTGGAAAATGGCCACCTGGGTTAAAATACCCTTACTTAGAACCTGCGGCTTTATCGCTACTGCGTAGCGGCAAATTAACCAGGATCTTTTCAACCGCTGTTAAAGAGAAATTGGGGAGTTAATCATGGCTGATCTAATTCCACCAATGCTCATTCAGTTACAGGCAGATGTTAGCCAACTTAAAACAGGTTTAGCGCAAGCAGAAAATGCTATTAAAGGCGTAGATAAATCTGTTCAACAGGCTTCTACTGGCATGACTAATTTTGTTGGCAAGGTAAAACAAATTGGCGCATCTCTTGGTATTGCTTTTGCAGGTACTCAAGTTCTTCAATTTGGTAGAGAAGTAATACAACAAGCGCAAGAAGCAGAAGCACAACAACAGCGCTTGTACCAATTGATGAAGGTTGGTACTGGTGCAACTGATGAACAGATTGCCTCACTCAATGCTCAGGCTGATGCTTTACAAAAAGTAGGTGTTGTTACTGCGGGAAACATTACGCAAACACAATCACAGTTGGCAACATTCAACTTGCAAACTGACACTATCAAAGCGCTGACTCCTGCCATTCTTGATTATGTCACGGCTGAAAAGGGCGCTAATGCAAGCGCTGATGAATTCAAACAGATGACTAACGGATTGGCACAAGCGCTTAACGGTAACTTTGGATCTCTCACAAGAGTTGGCTTTGTGCTTGATGAAACTACAAAGAAACAAATCTCATCAGGAACGGAAGCGCAACGCGCCGCGGCTATTGTTGAAGTGCTTAATTCAACATACAAAGATTTTAACAAAGAATTACGCAATACTCCTGAAGGCCGTATGCAGGTTCTTAGAAATGACTTTGATCAACTTAAAGAAGATTTAGGTAAAAAATTATTACCCGCATTAAAAGTTGTAACAGACTTTTTAACTGATCAACTTATTCCAGGGCTACGCACTTTTGGCACATTTCTTAAAAACAACTCAACAGTTATTATTACATTAACTGGTGCGATCATTGCAGGCGTTGCCGCTTACAAGGCTTATTTGGCAATTCAAAAATTAGTGGCCGTAACAACTACTGTTTTAAAAGTTGCGCAGGTTCTTTTTACAGGGGCAACTCTTGCTTCAATTGCTTCTACTAATGGGCTTGCCGCATCAATGCTTGCACTTAATGCGGCTATGCGAGCAAACCCTATTGGCATCATTGTTACCGCTATTGCCATGCTTGCTACTGGCTTTGTAATTGCGTACAAGAAAAGCGAAACATTCAGAAATGGCGTAGCCGTTGTTGCTAAGGCTGTTATTAGTTATGTAGCCTTTATGATCCGCGCATGGGGTGACATGATCACCATTATTATGAAGGTAGTTACAGGGCCTCTCAAATTGTTCTTAGGCGTTTTATCTAAATTGCCTGGTGTTGGCGGGGCGGCTAAGTCAGGCTTAAAAATGATTGACGGCGCTATTAAAGGCGTTGGCGATTTTGCTGAAACAACCGCTAAAAAAGTTGAAGGGTTAAAAGGGGCTGTAGATAAATTTACCGCTTCTGCCAATAAGTCTGCCAAAAACGATACAACAAAAGGCAAGGGCGGCGGCGGAGGAGGTGGCGGCAATGATGACGGTGGAGGTGGTAAATCTCTTACTGATGAACAGAAAAAGAAACTTGAAGCCTACAAAAAAGATGTAACGGGCATTTACAAAGACATGAATGAAGTCATTGCTGACTCACAAGAAAAAGCACAAGAGGCTCTTGAAAGACGCAATGAAAAAATGTTAGACGCTCATAAAGATTATGACAAAAAAGTTAAAGATCTAAAAAAGCGTAATGCGGAAGCACTTGCCGCGGCTGAAAAAACATACAATGAAAAAGTTTTTGACATTAACAAAACTTTTGACAAGCGCAAAATTGATCTTGAAAAAGATTTACAGAAAAAACTTGCTGACCTGCGTGAAAGCGCGGCTACTAAATCTGCCGATTTAACTAAGTCTGCCGCTGAAAAACAAGTGTCAATTATTAAAGAAGGTGTAGATAGATTACGCAATGCCTTTGCTTCTAAGACAGGGTTTGACATTGCTGAAGTTTTTGGTGGTGGGGCTAACGCGGCTACTGCTCTTGAAAGATTAAAAAAGAATTTAGCGGACGCAAAAGAATTACAAAAAAATGCCGCAACCCTTGCAGGCATGGGCTACAGCCAAACCTTTATTGAAGAAGTTGTTAAGCAAGGCCCTGAAGCGGGTAATGCAATTGCTAAATCTCTTGCAGAAGCATCACCTCAAGCAACAAAGGAAATGCAGGATCTTTATTACAGCCTTGAAGATGTAAACGCTCACGGCCTAGATGCTTTGGCTAAAACCATGAGTACATCTACCAGTTTTGCAACAGAACAATTACTTGAGGCTTACAACCAGGTTGGGATTGACCTCAAAGAGTCATTGGCCCAAACAGACAAAGAACTTCAAAAGAGTTTGGCTGAAGCAAATAAGGCTTATGAAGAAGCAATGACTGATGCAAAGGCTAACCGTGATGAAGGTTTGGCTGATGCTCTAAAGGCCTTCACAGAGGCTAAGGCAGAGGCACAAAAGAACCTTACTGAAGGACTTGCAGAAGCCCAGGAAACTTTGCAAGACGCGCTCCTAGAGGCTCAAAAGGACTATGAAAAAGCCATTGATGAAATCAATAAGTCCACTGCAAAAAAACTTGCAGAATTACAAGATAAATTAAAAGAAATTACCGCGGCAATGGCCGCAATTAGCGCCGCTTCTGCCGCTCTTGCTTTAGCAAATGCTCCTACTACTGCAAAACCAGGTGACATTATTCCCGCCATAGGTTATGACCCTGCTCGCGCAGGTATGACCGCTAACCCTTATGCTAATGGATCTTCATTAACAGTAAACAACAACATCACTACAACTAAGGCAGATCCGTATGATCTTAATTTGGCAACACTTAGCGCAATTAAATACGGAAACGCTGTAATGCTTGGCAACAAAAGTGCGGTAGCAATACTATGACAACTTTAACGCAAATTTATTCATTTGCTTTTAACGGTCAGGTGTTTGGCGGCGCTGGTTCTCCTTATCAAATTCTTAGTGTTGATGGCCTTGAGTCTTTACCTGGTATCCGCAATCAAGATGATAACCGTGGATACCATGATGGCATGTTTACAGGCCGTGACTTTTTAAGCGGCAGAACAATCTCAATTATTTTTAACACATTTGCAGATAGCAGTGGTTCTGCTCAAACAAATTACAACACCATTCAGCGTATTCTTTTGCCACAAACATCAGGCACAACACCGCTCTATTTCAAGATGCCTAACATTCCAACATCTGAGCAATTTGTAAATGCCCGTGTGCGCGCTTTGCGTACTACAATTGATCCAAATTACACATACGGATACATTACATCTCAGGTTGATTTCTTTTGCCCTGATCCAAATTATTATGACAGTAACTTACAAACTGCCACAATGCTTGTTAGCGCCGCGTTGGGCCGCACTTACAACAAAACATTTAATTACACATACGGCGGCGGTTCTGCCAGTATTACAACAACAATTTCTAACATTGGTTGGGCTACAACCTACCCAACAATTAACATCACAGGGCCTATTACTAATCCCGTTTTTGGCGATACAACAAGCGGCAATGCACTTAATTTTACTGGAATTTACAGCGCGTTAGATAATCTTGAAATTGATCTTTACAATCAATTGATTACACTTAATGGTAATCCTGCCCGTAATCTTTTAATTTCAGGAACATGGTTTGATGCGCCACCAGGCAACTCAAATTTTTATTTTACTGGCACTGCCACTTTAGCGGGAACTACGCAGGCTACCGTTTCTTGGTATTCTGCATACATTTAGGAGAATAAATGACACTTCAGACACCGCCATCATGGTTACAAGCAGGCTCATACCCTGCCCAGTATGACCGTATAACCGCACAAGCATTGTGGGCTACGACAGGCATCATTAACAGTGCTTCATTGGCTGTTACCGCTAATTCTCCTGCGGCTATGTCAGTGCGGGTTGCTTCAGGTTGGGCGGCAATTGTTGGTACAACCACAATTAACATGGGTGTTTATACCTCATACAATGATGCAACAGAAGTTTTAACAATTACAACGGCCAATCCAACAAATCCGCGCATTGATCTTGTTTGTTTAACAGTTAGAGATGCTTATTATTCAGGTGCAAGCAATGATGTAATTTTACAGGTAATTGCAGGAACTCCTGCGGGATCTCCTGTTGCCCCTGCATTGCCCGCTAACTCAATTTCTCTTGCAACTGTTGCGGTAGGCGCGGCTGTTACACAGATCAACTCAGGAAACATTACAGACACCCGCGTATTGGTTACTACAAACATTCCTGAAACGGGTGACATTTCTAGCGTTACAGCGGGAACAGGATTAACAGGAGGCGGCTCAAGCGGCGCTGTTACTTTGGCAATTGACTCAACGGTGGCAACTCTTACAGGATCACAAAATCTTACTAACAAAACATACAGCGGAACTGAATTTACTCAAACAGGTACAAACTCTGTTGGCTCATTACCTGATAAGATAATGCTATTAATGATGGGAGCAATTTAAATGGCGGCTACACCAAAGGTTTTATTCAGAGGGGCGGCTACTACTTCAGTAGGCACAACCCTTTATACAACCCCATCTGTAACAACAACAATTGTTTCTAACATTGCGGTTACTAATACAAGCGCATCAGATGAAACTTACACATTGGCATTAGATGGTATTGCGCTTGCAACAACTGTAAATCTTGTTGCAAACACGACACAATTTATTGATCTCAAGCAGGTTTTAGTTGCTACAGATACAATTACAGGTGGCGCTAGTGCAACAAGCGTAAACTTTCACATTTCAGGAGTGGAGATAGTATAAATGGCCGTTTCACAGATCCCTGCCGCAAGCGGCGGTTTAGCAAGTGCTACAACAGCAAATGTTATTTCTCAATTTACTTCACCTTCAGGTTTAACACTCAAGCAAACAATTACCTCAAGTGGTGCAGTAACAATTCCCGCTGGAATTAATTATGTTTATTGCGTTTTAATCGGTGGTGGCGGTGGTGGCGGTAACGGTAACGCTGGCTCAAATGCGCAAACTGGTGGCGGCGGCGGTGGTGGCGTAACTTTTGGTTGGGCATCAGCGGCAACAACCTGCACAATTGGAGCAGGTGGAGCAAGTTCATCAGCAGGTGGAAATACAATTTATGGTGGATTAATTGCTGGTGGTGGTGCTAAAGGTGGTGCATACATGTCATCAGCCGCCGTTGGTGGAGTAGGCGCTGGCGGGGGTGGTGGCTCTGGCCCATCAGCAAGCGGCCCAGGATTTTTATTTGGAGCATCTGTTGCGGCTGGTACAAGCGGCGCTCCTGGTGCTGGTACAGTCGGTTCTTCAGGTTACGCTGGCGGAGGTGGCGGTAGCGGTACTTCAGGATTTACTGGCGCCGACGGTGGACAAGGTTATGCAGGTGGCGGCGGTGGTGGTTCAGCGGGTAATGCTGCAGGGGCAGGATCCGCGGGAGGTTCAGGTGGTAAAGGTGTTTATACAGGTGGTGGTGGTGGTGCTGGCGGAGGCGGCAACAGTGTCAACACTCAATCCGCAGGTGGCGGTGGCGGAGGTGCTTTAGGAGCAGGTTCGGCTGGCAATGCGCCATCTGGCGGCTCAGGTTATGGAACTCCTGGTGCGGGCGGTGCTATAAATGGCGGCGGCGGTGGCGGTGGCGCTGGCGCATCTGCCGCGGCTGTAGCAAGCGCTGGCGGTGGAACTGGCGGTGCTGGCGGTAGCGGTGGTGGCGGCGGTGGCGCTGGCGGTACAGGAAGTAGCGCTGGCGGCGCAGGTGGCGCTGGCGGAAATGGTTGTATTTTAATTTATTACTAGGAGGAAAAATGGCTATCTTTGCAGTAATCCCAACAGAACAAATCACTAATGTAATTGTGGCTGAAACGCTAGAAATTGCAGAAATGGTTACAGGAGTTAATTGCGTAGAAATACCAGAAGGTTCATTTGCTGGAATTGGTTGGGGTTACAAAAACAATAAGTTTATTGAACCATTAGAGCAAAATGAAACAAACACTGACTCAGTAGTTTAATGTCGTATTTTTATTTGCATTTTAGTAAAGCAGATCCTCTTTTGTCTTGGTCTGTTTTGGAAACAAATAAAGATAGAACAGTTATGTTAAATCAAAACGCTGCAAGTAAAATAGAAGTCAATGTGCCTTGTAAAACATTTGTAAGCAAATACCATTATTTTTATTGTGAGGGTGAAATTGAATGGCAAGGCACAAAAGCCATAATAAATCCTGTAAAGTAATGGCATGGCTACAACTTACCGTTATTTATTTGTTGATCTTTTAAGCAACACTATTATTGGAGAACTTCCTTTAACTGGTGTTGGTTTTACTCAACAACTAAATCAGCCTGGAACTTTTCAAGGTCACTTACTTTTGTCAGGTGTAAACGCCAATAAATACAATGTTGATCTTGCAACCATTCCTGCTCATTGCGGCCTTTATGTAGATCGTGATGGCATTTTAGTATGGGGTGGAGTTATTTGGGGGCGCACTTACAACAGCGCTTCACAAATTCTTACCTTTAGCGCGCAAGAATGGATCTCTTATTTTGATCACAGGCGCGTTACTCAAGATGTTCAGTTTACAAACATTGATCAATTGGTAATCGCCAAAACACTTATTGAAGATGCTCAAAATGCAACTTATGGTGACATTGGCGTTGGCTATAACAGCGCGGGCCAAACCACATCAGGCGTTTTGGTTGATCGTACTTATTACAATTATGAATTAAAAAATGTATTTCAAGCGGTGCAGGATCTTAGCCGCCAGGGTGACGGTTTTGATTTTTCTATTGATGTTGAGTATGACGCAATCACGGATCTACCTGTTAAAAATTTTAATACTTATTTCCCGCGCAGTGGAACGGCTTACACATTTGGTGATCCTAATGTTCCCGTATTTACTTTTCCCGCGGGCAACATGGTGGAGTATGAATACCCTGAAGATGGTTCAGTTGTAGCCAATACGGTTTATGCGTTAGGCGCTGGATCTAATGAAGGTAAACAAATTGCGGTAGGGCAAGACATAACAAAACTTACTGAAGGTTGGGCGTTGCTTGAAACAACATCTAATTATTCTGACATTACAGACACAACTGTTTTACAAGAATTAGCCAACGCTCAATCTTTGGCAACTTCTTATCCGCCAACTGTTCTTAAAGTAGTAGTACCTGCTTCTGTTGATCCTGTATTTGGCACTTATGCGCTAGGTGATGATGCCCGTGTGATTATTACAGATAGCCGTTTTCCTAATACGCTTGATGAAATTTACCGCATTGTTGGTTTAACAGTTCAACCAGGTGAAGATGGCCCTGAGCGCGTAACATTGACTCTTGCCCAGGGAGCAGGTGAAGCGTAATGGCATACATCAATCAGCCTATTGATTTGCAACGCATGTTTGCAGACATTAACAACCGCTTAAACAAACTAGAAACGGCTACACGCTTTACATTTCCTAATGTAACTGTTGATCCAACATACCCGCGCATTGGTGATGCCTGGTTAAACATTACAACTAATCAAGCCAAAATAGTTGATAGCGCTGGCAATGTTCGCGTCATTAATTGGACATAATTGGTAACATTTAGCCGTGAACATTACTTTAGACACTAGCCTTGCCCTGGCTCAACTCATAGCCTTAGTAGTTGGTGGTTTCAAGATTTGGCGCAAAATAGATACACGGCTAAGTGCGCAAGATGCTAAATTAGCAAAAATTGAATACGCTTTGTTTAATGATGGGCGTGGTATGGAACAACAACTAAAAGATGTTCACAAAAATCAACAACATTTGATTACAGAAGTGGCAGTATTAAAAGCCGTT